TATGCACCTGATGGGAACTTGGCGGTGTCTTTGTACGCGTCTGGACCAACCCGCAGGACGAACAACACGGTTGTGGCGTGTTCTTCAGCTCTCAGGGTTGCGGCATCTCGAACGAGGTCGAGGGTAGTACCGGCGATCTTTTCATCGACCTCTGGCACGACACACAGCAGCTTGTATCCCGTGGGGATAGGCAGCGCCGATGCTTTGGTTTCGTTATCAGCCGTCTCGTCTGGAGTGTCGATGGGCTGGATATGCTTTGGCAGGCTGATGCCCGGAGGCAGAATGATTTCACTCATCTGATTGCTCTACTTTCTCTGCAAGGTCTAGGAGATAACGCTCTGCGGTCGCAAGACCCTGAATGATTCCGCAGAGTTTTTGATAATCGTCATAGTTGCGACACACCCCACTCGCCAAGTCATCGGCGTAGTTGTTCATGTCGGTGCGTATTTTTTCGCGCAATACGCGTGCGAAGTCTTGGATCATTTAGGTCTGTTCTCCTTGTTACCGCTTTGGGAGGCTGCGGCTACGGCCTGCTGAAGCTGCTGGGCTTTGCTCTTTGCGATGTCGATGCCTAACTCGACACCGGCACGTTCTTGTTCAAACTGAGCCTTGTTCTTGCTCTCGTTGATCTGTGCACCGACGCGCAGGGCTTCCAGCTCCAGATTGCCGGAGACCTTTTGCTCTTCCAACTCTTGCTTGTCGGCGGCAATTGCAGCGTCCACAAGGATTTTCTTTTCCTTGAGTTCGACCTCTTTGGTCCGCAGTTGCAGCTCCTGCTGTTGCATTTGTACAACAGGGTCTTGGGCTTGCTGCATGGCTTGCTGCTGCGCTGCCTTGGCTTGGTCCTGCATGAGCACCTGTTGGGAAGCCTGCGCCATCATGGCCGACAGTGCAATCTCCACATTCGGTGGCAGTTGTTCGCCTTCTGGTGGCAGTGGGATGCCCAGTTGCTGCTCGACTTGCTGGCGCATCATGAAGCCAACGTGCTCGGCCACGTGCGCTGTCAACGCCGCTTGGATCATCGGAGCCCGTGGGTTCTGGCCAATGAGCTGCATGATGGTCGGGTTCTGCAACATGGACATGTGCACCTGAATGTGCGACTGATGGTCTTGGTGCAAGAACGCCTTGGCAGGCTCACCCTTCAAGATGTGCTGGTTCTCTGTGACGGGGTCGGTGGGTTTCAAGTCCTCCTCCAACGGCACGAGTTTGTCCGCGTGCTTGATACCCAGCACGTCCAACATGCCCCGGTGCAACTGCGGCAGGTCATAAATGTCCGGAGCCATCTGAGCCATCTGGATGACGGCTTGGTACTGCACCACACGCTGGCTGAGAGTTGCCGCGTTGGGGTCGCTCACAGGCATCACGTCCACGTGACGGTAGTCTGCCGCCTTGGCCTTGGGGCCTTCTTCGCCGTCCGGCTCGTAGGTGTACTCGTCGTCCGTGTAGTCGCGGATGATCGCAGCCAGCAGTTGCAGCTCTTCCTTCAGGGCAAAGTGCACTCGGGCTTGGACGGCCGTCATGACTTTCAACTGACGCTCAAGCAGCGCAAGTGTCGAGCCTACAGGCGCATTTGCACCCATGTCGCTGACTTTCATGTCCGCTGTTGCGGCAAAGCGACGGCCCTCTTCCACGACCTTGTCCATCAGAGCTGCCAGAACTTGGCTTGGCTCTTTGTAAGGCAGCGGCAAGATGTTGTCGCGCATCGTGCCCGAACCCACGTCCACATCGCGCCACTCGCCGGGAGCGATCGGAGTGTCGTCGCCCTTGATCCGCAGACCACGGGACTTCAAACCGCCGGGCAGGTTAGACAACGTACCCGCGTCGATCAACTGACGCATCAAGCTGGTGGCCGACTTGGCAAACCCGCCGATCAGGTGGAACAGACCGAAGCCATACGCACCGAAGCCGGGGATGTACTGGTAGTGCACAAAGTGCTGGCGCTTGAGTTTCAGCTCGTCGTCTTCGCGCCAGTTGCGGCGGATCGACAGCACGGTGTTTGTACCCCGGATGAACGTCACCACGTAAGGCAGCGCAATCCCTGTGGGCTCACCGTCCTCATCCTCGTCCTCGAAACCCTTCAGGTCCAAGTCCACATGGCACTCGTACAGCGTGAAGCGGTCGTCGTTCAGGTCACTGAAGCCGGTCTCTTTGTCTTTGGCCTTGTTGATCTCGTCGGTGGCTTTGTCTGGCTCACCCAAGTCAACGTCGAGGTAGAAGCCAGCTTGCTGGAGCTTGGTGATCTCGTTCTTGGTCTTGCGCATGACGTGAGTCAGGCGGTAGCAGTTCTGGATGTTTGACGTCCCGTAGGGCAGCAAGATGTCCTCGGCCGGGATAAAGATCGAAATCTGACGCCCAATGCTTGGGTCGTAGTAGACCTTTTTGAATGCCGAACCCGTAGCCGGGAGGCTCCACAGCATGCGCTCATGCTCAGGGCGGAACTCGTGCATGTTCTCCGTGAGCTGGAAGTTCATGTCCTCTTCCACACGGGAAGCGGCAGCTTTCTTCTCAGGCGTCTCCTTGCCCACGATCTTTGTGCGCACAGGGCCTTTGGCCGGGAACGTCTCAGTGATTGTCTCTGACTGGAACCTTACAACAGCCTCAGTAATCATCGGGTGGAACACGCCAGATGCGCCGTTCCACGGCTCGGTGCGCTCCTCAATCTGCAAGCCCAAGAGTTTTAAGCCTTCCGTGTAGGCTTTCTCCCAGTCCTTGCGGCTGTTGCGGTCGTTGTCGATGTCGCTCGACAGGTCGTTTGCCATAGTGCTCATGGCACTATCGGTCATGTACTCGGCTAAGTTGGCGTCGAAGTCGTCGGCCGATGGCTCGGCTTTAATCATCTCGATCTCCAAGTCGCCCATGTCGATGCGCACGGCCTCTGGGTCGACGATCTCAATCTCGATCGGCTCTTCCTCTGCGCCAAGGGCGTCGATGCCTGCGGGCTGCTGGTACAGCGCCTTGTCAATATTCGTGGCCATGTGTCAGTCTTTCTTAATAGTACGCAGCCCGGCGGGCTTGGTAAAAGCGCTCTTCTTGCTCGTCGGTGTCAAGCGGGATGAACCCGCCCCGGCGGAAGCGTAACAGCGCCTGAGATGTGGTGTCAACGTAGTCGTCGTTCTCCCCGTTGGGAAAGGATGCAACTTCCTCGATCACCTCGCGTGCCCACCGAGTGTCTGGTGCCCAGACCGAGCCAGAGGCAAACAGGTCCGACACCGCGTTGAGCCGCACAATTTTATCGTTGCCCCGGCTGGGGCTGAACTCGTCCACCGGAATGCCGATGGCCCGCAGCTCTTGGATCAGCGGCGCTCCGGCCGCTTTCTTCTCCACAATGAACGCGTCAGGCTCCCACTCCTTGTAGTGTTTGAGCGCGATCACCTTCAGCTCGGGGAATGCCATCCGGTCTTTGAACGCGTCCAGCAGGATCACCTGCGGCTTGTCGTTCTCTTCCTCGTTGTAGAACACACCCCACGTTGTGCAGGCGGAGTAGTCGGCTGTGTTGCTGGTCTCAAACGCCGTGTCCCAGCTCTGGATGACGAAGTCGCACCGAGGCGGCTCGTCCCGTGTCCATACCCGCCAAGACTTGCGCGAGATGATGGCTGCGCTGTTGCTGGTGGGCTGCTGCATGTACTGGGCGTTCCAGTACTGGGGGTCAATGCTGGCCTTTGTCGACTTCAGTGTAGCCAGTGGCCACTGCTCCGGCCAGAGTGACTTCTCATTGTCCGTGCCCTCGTGGAGAATTGCGGGGAGTTCGACGATCTCCCACGGCTCGGCGTTGGGGTTCTTCGCTTGGTAGTCAATCAGCCTGCCCGTCAGGTCCAACTTGCCCCAGCGCGTCATCACGATGATGATCGCACCGCCCGGCATCAGTCGCTGGAGCGGTCCCGTCTGGAACCAAGACCATGCAGTGTCGAAAGCCAGCCGTGAGTTGGCCTTAACGTCCTGTTCCGAGTGAGGATCGTCAATAACGAACAAATCAGCACCACGACCAGCAAGAGCGCCGCCGACACCAGCAGCATAGTACTGACCACCAGCGCTTGTAGACCACTTACCGGCAGCTTTTTGATCGTCTGCCACCAGCGTTTGGGGGAAAAGTCCATGGTAGTCCTCGTCGGCCAGCAGATTTCGCACCCTGCGGCCGAAGTCTTCCGACAAACCAGCGGTGTGCGTGCCCATGATGATCTTCTTCTCGGGGAAATTGCCCAAAAAGAAGGCCGGGAACAGGTAAGAGCTGAACTCAGACTTACCCATACGCGGCGCAATGTTGATGATGACCCGTTTTTTGGTCCCGGCGATCACCTCGGCAAATATTTTGGCCAGCTTCCTGTGGTGTGGCCCGATCTTGAAGCCCGGATACACGGTCTTGGCGAACTCGATCATGTCGGTTCGCGCCAAGTTTTTCTTCTTGTGCTCCTGCGCCTTGTCCAAAAGGTCCAACGCCTCCAACTTCTCGGCCGCTGTCAGCTTGCCGAGGTTCTTGAACAGCGCAGCCGCTTGCTCAGGCGTCAGTGGTGGGTTGGTTGTCATCAATGACTGGCGTTGGTTTGACTTCTGTGATGTCCACAAGGTCCGTGACGTCGGCGTCGGACACATCCATGAACTTGGCCAGCTTCTCTTTGAGGCGCTGATCGATCTCGGCTTCCGTCATGTCGGTCTTCTTGACCTCAATCTTCTCAGTGAATAGCCCGACTTCCGTAACTTTGCCCAAAAGGCCAAGCGCTTTGAGCCGGATGTTGGCGTTGGGGTTCTCGCAGTCTTCGAGGATTTTGGCCACTGCATACCCGCGCAGTTCTTTCGCTTGGCTGACAAACTCCCAGTCATAGGCCGTCAGCATTCCCACAAGGTGCTTCACGGCCGCAGGCGTCTCGATCGAGGAGATCAAGGCGTGCTGTTCTTTTATTGGGGAGGCGGTTGTCATGGCCGAGAAGGTTTCCCGTGCTTGCTGCTTTTCCAACTCAGAGACCGCTGTCTCGGCGTCAGGGATGCCCATTTCCTTGAGCCAGTCGTTGGTGCTGATCTTGCCGTTGAGCAGATCAACAGGCGCAGTCTTCTCCGCCGGTGTAGGCGCTTGAGATTTCGGCAGGACTTCGGCGTCGAAGTCGAGGAGGTGGTCTAACATTTAATCCTGACGGCTGGGGCCGGAGTTGCGGGTTGCTGTCCCGATGTCCAGAGTATATACTCACTTCCGGCTT